GGGAGGAGTTGTTGGGGCCGCGTTCTGATTTTTCAAAGCCCTGCCAAGGGGCTGCGGAAAAATCAGCTAACGCAGCCCGTTGCTGTTGCTTAGCCTGCGGGTCCCAATCAATAGGAATGTCTATCAGGGGTGTACTCATTTTGTACCGGTTTCTTTTTGTGCGAGGAAGAGGGCTCGAACAACACTATTTATTATATAAAAGAAAGCGCGATGAATTCTGAGAACTCATCGCGCTTTTTCTCTTATGCGGGTAGTGGGGGTCGAACAACAAAAAATGATTGAGTAACGTCAAAAGCATATCTGCAACGCGCCTAAACACTTGCTAAAAAGGTAGTGTGGTTGGTTTGTAGCCCATGTATTTTGCTACGTTTACAAAAAAGAGTGTTACCAAATGTGTTACCAGAATCACCCTTGAGCCTTCCTGAATGCCGCGGTGGTAGCGGCAGCAAGATCTTCCCTCTGACCGTCAAGCTCGTGCCGATACACTCCGGCAGTGTCCATGTTCTTGCTGTGACCGACCAGCATCTTCAGCTGGCTGTCGGTCAATACGCCGGATTCAATGCTGACGAAAGTGTGTCGCATCTCATACAGCGTGACCTGAGGCTCAATGCCATTGTCACGCTGGTACTTCTTCCAGCGCTTGAATAAAGCCCTCTGGTTCGGGATCTGGAACAAAGGGGTGGTATAGTTCAGCGGGATATCGGAAGCCTTCAGCAAGGCCACCTGCGCTTCGTAGGCCTCATGGGCTTCCTCGCCCATGTCAAATGAGCGAATGGCGTTTTCGTTCTTGCCGGTGGTTTCCTCATCCAACCGGTTGATGCTGCGGCGCAGATTGACCGTGTTTCCTTTGATATCACCATACCAGAGCCCCACAAGTTCACCGGGGCGTACACCTGTAGCAACTGCAAACCGGTAGGCATAGATATACTCGTCAAAGACCAGCTTGCCATAGTAAAGGCGGGTGTCCACATCAAACAGAACTTTCAAAGCGGTCGGCTGTAAAATCTTTTTCTTCCCCATGCGGGCATTCTTCGGGATAGACAGCTCAGGGAACATCGTACTGTACCTGTTCCGGCGGCACCATTTCAAAAAGCTGATCTCCGTTGAGCGGATCGTCATAATGGTCTTGCGGCTCAAAGGCTTGTCGCTTGACCTACGCTGACGCTCCTTTTTAAGGCATCGCTTTTTGAAAGACATATTGATGGCTTTTTGCAGATCGCCTTCGGTCAGCTCGTCAATGCGGATGTCCCCACAGACAGGCAGAATATAGTAATCTCCGTATTTCTTGCACTGCTCAACATAGGATGTGCCGCAGGTGAGCTTCAGTTCTTCTACCCACTGGGCATAGAGGGCGCTGACCTTCTTTTTTCCATCTCTGATGCTATCATCAAGCCATGCATCCGCTTTTGCGTTTGCTTCCCGCTGGCCGGTGCGGCCCGGCGGCGTACTGCTGTAAAACCGTTTGCGGGTGCCGTTCTTTTGCACCGCGATGCACCAGCGCTTTTCCTTTTCGACCCAAAACGCTGTGTTCGTTCTCTTTTTCATCGTTCTGCTCCTTTCGGTTGAAATTGCAAAAGCATCCAATTTTTTGATATTTGTTGACAACAACAACCGTTTGATGTAACATATGGTTGTGAGCAGTTGTTTTGTGAGCTTTGGAGAGGGCTATAAAACAAAAATGGAAACATGGAGGTGACCGCAGATGCAGGAGAAGGCTGCTGTTCTTGAAAGCGCCCAAGGTGTTGAGGGAGACAAGCGATACATGAGGAAGGTGTACGACACCCTCTCAAAGGATAACCGCAAAAAGCTGGAAGTATACGCTGCCGCGCTGCGAAGAACCCAGCTCGCACATGAAGGGACTGATTGAAACGGTTCCTTTATACATTGGCCCTTCGGCTTTGCCGAGGGGCCTTTTATTTTCCAGCCAGTTCAAATAATTCAGCGCTTGCTTCGCCAAGGGCTGTCTTTTGCCGGTCGCTCATATAAGAAAGGTAGGGTTCAAAAGCCTGATGATACTTTGCTGCCCAGTTTTCCTTTGCCTTTGATGTCTTGAGCGTCAGTATTTTGTTAGAATACTTTATCTGGGTTCGATGTATAAGTTCTTCTATTGCGCCATCCCTGAAGTCTAAATCTGTGTATTTGTTCAGCGAATCGGTGGTAGCAGCATTCACTCCGTATTTTTTACAATCTTCAAGCATCATAAGCCGACCAACGCAAAAATCGTATCTCATAAAGAACGTTGACGGTTCAGTGGTTGACGAGAGGATTCTGGCACAATCTTGAGCCTGTTTCAAAAGCTGAGGGGCTAATATCCTTGCATTCGCACGAGAGTTGACAAGATCCATTTGCCCCATCCACTCAGGATTTGGTGAGTATTTTGAACGTTCATCTTCTTCCGCTGCTTCAACAGCCATCTTGCCAATGACCTTTGTAGCCTTTTTCAACCATTTGAAAATTCCCATTGTAAACTCCCTATAAAAAAGAAAATGGAAAACAAAAAGCAGGGCTTGCGCTCAGCAAACCCCGCTCTTACAAGTGAATGATATTCTACGCCACATGGCACCCCGTCATTCCCGGAGGATAAACATAGAACGAGGATTAACTTTTGTTTTCTTTTTCAAACTGAGCTTTGAGCAGTTCGTACATATTGACCATTGGAAGCTCGATTTTTCCATGATTAAGAACCATAGAGGACATAACCTCCATTTTTGAACGGGCAATGCCATACACCGCTGCAGAGCCATTGAACCACAATTTTGCTTCAAAATCTTCGTCAGGTACGCTCTTATCAATCATAAACTTGCCGTGTATAACCATGTGATACTTGCAGGAAGCTTCTGAACCATCCTGCAATGAATAAACGCCGTCAAGAATGAGCCTGACATAAGCAGCCTTCTTAGAAGGATCATCAATTGGAACTTGCTCACTGATAGAAACAGAAAGCTGATGCGTTAATTCACACTGCGACACAGCATCAATGATATTATTATTAAAAGAGCATTCCGTAAGAAAGCTTCCAAGATACTGAATGTCAGCTTCAAACTGCTTTGAATCCATTGTGTGCACCTCCGGTTGGCTTTTTAGGTGTTTCAGGGAACCGAATCAACCTTGACGAAGAAAAGTCAGGCGTTTTAAAAGCTGTGTTGTTTGCAGCATCAGACTTCACATTTTCAGGTTCGGTGGACATGATTCTTTCATCGGGCTTCAAAGGGCACTGTACCGACAGCCCCAAAGCATCAGCAATGTCAATCAAAGTGTCGATGGTATAGTTGCAATCCCCGCTTTCCCAACGGGAAACAAGGCTTTGTTTTACCCCCATTTTATCAGCAAGATCTTTTTGCGCCCAGCCTTTTGCCATGCGGGTGTCGTGTATCATTTGCTGAATTTGGATATTTACAACGGCCTTTGCAAGTTCGGCAGTAGTCATGTTTTTGGCTATGGCAGCGATAAGGTCAGACAATGTTGTTCTATGAGACATTTTCATTCTCCTTCCATAAGTTCTGCAAAACGCGTTTTAGCAATAGGTGTGTGGGTACTGTATTCAGTGTTTTTGTGTCCTTGTCTTTCGTAGAAAGAAGATAGCAAGTATATTAAACCATCTTTATAAACAAAGAAAACCCGAAGATTTGAAATTCCAAGTTTGAACCTCATAGCACAAAGGTTCTTTTGCCCTGCCAAATGTTCGATCGGTGCACCCGGAGGGCCAATTGCGGCTTCCCCATTTTCCACAAGCTGTTGAATATACGATGCTAAACGTTTGAAAAACTTATCCTCCGAACCTGATTTTGCAAGTAAGCCAGCAAGCTCATCTCGGAAAACATCATGAACAATAACTGAATTTCCATATTTTGCAAGCAACATCACTAGTTGCAGCAGTGTTTCAAGATCATTCAATATAACCACATCCTGTCTGCGCCTATGCTATTATATCACTTATAAGTGATATTTACAACACTTTTGTACATTTTTACACTATTATTATAGTAGGATGTCTGCGCTTTAAGGTTTCTTTTCTTCTTTTTCCTGCCCAAGCAGGAGCAGCTCTGCATACTCTCTCAGTTTCCGTATACTTTCGGCATTCAAGCCCTCCATCAGGCGGTCAACGTCTGACTGGGGGGCTTTTTCTTTTTGCTCAGGGGCGGGGTCATCGGTCTCTCTGGTTAGACAGTCAACAGGAACGCCAAAATATGCTGCAACCTTTCTGGCAGTAGCATCTGTAATACCACCGCCATTTTTCCAGCGGTTCACGGTTGGCTTAGAAAGACCCATCTCTAACGCTGCACCGGACGGGGTCTTGTCCACACTGGCACATAGTTCCAAATACTTCTCGTAAAATGTCATAGCATTCACCTCATATATCTCGGCAGAGCCCCACAGCTTTGCCTTCGATCACAACGGTGTTCATTTCCTCTTTGGTAAGGATAATGCTCTCAAACGCCGGGTTTTCCGGGCGGAGCTCTATAAAGTTTTCGTGAAGATACACATGCTTCAGGGTAGCTTCATCGCCGATGCGCACCGCTGCGATTTCTCCCTGCTCCACCTCCGGCTGGCTGCGAATCGCCACCAGATCACCGTCGTGGATGCGGGGCTCCATGCTGTCGCCCTTGCAGGTCAGCGTAAAGGTTGAGTGCCAGCGAGAAGGTACACAAACCATCTGCTCTACATTTTCTTCCGCCGTGATGGGCGTCCCGCAGGCGATCCGGCCTACCAGCGGCACCCAGTCCATCTTTGGCATCGGCTCAAAGCCCGGGGGGATGGTGGGCTTCTTGGGCTCCGGCTGTTCTTCCCAGCCCATCAGGTAGGCGGGAGATACTTTCAGCCGTTTGGCAATAGCGTCAACCTTGTCTGTCGGTATATTGGTTACAATATTATTTTCATACTTATATACAGCCTGCTTTGATACGCCGATGTAATCGGCAAGCTCCTGTTGGGTTACATCTTGCTCTTGACGTACCTGTCGAATGCGATCGCCTACAGTCACCGTGAGCACCTCCTTTGATGTCTATAGTATAGCAGATAAACCATCAGTTTACAATATTTTTAATTCAATTATCAAAAATAACTTGACAGGTTACAAATATGATGCTATTATACTTGTGACCTCACAAGTTACACTGGGGTCGTTTGGAGGTGAAAAGTGTGGTAAACGTCAATTTGCTCAAGTCGTACATGGTCAAAGCAGGCTACACTCAAAAAATGTTGGCTCAGGAACTTGGAATTTCGGAGCAGACCTTAACACGCAAGCTCAAGAAACGTGTTTTTGGTACAGATGAAGCCTCAAAGATTGTGGAACTTTTGAGTATCGACAATCCGCAGGCCGTATTTTTTGGCCATTAAGTAACCTTACAAGTTACATTTCAAAGGAGGTAAGAGCCATGACGTACAGAGAATATGCAACGATGGACAGGCTGATGCAGGGCATCACCCCGGCACCGGTTGAGTATATCGCAGAGGAACTTGGCGGCGAGAAGTTCAAGACCGTTTGTGATGATATTTATGCCGTTCTAAAGGAAAACGAGCTTTCAGTCGAACAAGCAGAGGTAATGCTTGAAGTCGTGAAAGCTCGTTTAAAGAAGATTGCTAAAATTTAAGACTGGGGTTCATCAGCAGGCTCAAGTGAATGAAGATATGCGGAAGTATCTTCCTTCACGCAGAGATCAAAACCAACCGGCTCCGCGAATGCGAAAGGATTCCCGCCATCGTCCGGGCCGATATGTCCGGGCAGGCTGCCAAGAGCGGTGATTCCTGCCTTTAGAGTTTCGTACTCAGCTGCGGGAATGGGCTGACCGCAATTCGGGCATTCAGCTGATTCGCGCTTGAGAAAACTCGTAGGAGCAAGCTCAAAAGAACATTTACATTTGCAGCATTTTACATCAATTTTGAATTTCATGCAATCCACCTCCTTTCTGCTTGCTACTATTTTACAGCAGGTAGGAGCCAATAACAAGGAGTTCACAATGAACGAGATCATCTTATCCACCCAGAACGGCGAGCCGGTAGCATCCAGCCGCCAAATCGCTGAGAACTTCGAGAAGCGTCACGACCATGTGATGCGTGACATTGATACCTTCAAGAAAGATGTCCCCAATTTTGGGGAGATGTTTTTCGAGGCGGAAGCCCCGGACAGCTACGACAGACCTCAGCGAACCTACCTCATGAACCGCGACGGCTTCAGCCTGCTGGTCATGGGCTTTACTGGCAAGGCTGCGCTGGGATGGAAGCTCAAGTACATCCAAGCCTTCAACGAGATGGAGAAGCAGCTGGCACAGCGCCCGCAGCTTTCCCGCGCGGAGCTGATGGCGCAGGCCTTGATTGCCGCCCACGACGAGCTGGAGCACAAGGACGCTCAGATTGCAGAGCTGACCCCGAAGGGCATCTTTGCGGATGCTGTAAGCGCCAGCAAGAAGAGCATCCTTGTAGGTGAGCTGGCAAAACTGCTGTGCCAGAACGGTGTGCAGATCGGGCAGAACCGGCTGTTCAGTTGGATGCGTGAGCACGGCTATCTGATCCGCGACCCCAAGCGCAGCGACTATAATATGCCCACCCAGCGGGCCGTGGAAATGTGCCTGTTTGAGATCAAGGAGACCACCGTGGTGCACTCGGACGGCCACACCAGCATCAACAAGACCCCGAAGGTGACTGGAAAGGGACAGATTTACTTTGTGAACCAGTTCCTGAATGGCCGGGCAAAGCGGCTGGAAGCGTGAAAGAAGGTGATAATTTGAAGGTAAACATGAAAAAAATTGAATCCCTGATGATTTTACGGGGAGTAAATGTTACCGAGCTGATGCAGGCTGCTGGCCTTGAGCGGGCCACCTACTACTACATCAAAAAGAAGGGTGGCACCAGCCCCCGGACGCTCAAGGCCATTGCCGACACGCTGAACGTTGACCCTCGCGAGCTTTTGAGCGAGCAGGAGAAGGAGCAGCGTCTTGGCAAGGAGACCGCCTGATGAACGGGCGGAACAAATACTGGCGGGAAGCCCGCTGGGACAAGAACCAGCCTGCACGGCTGGCACACATCAAAGAAAAGAGGTCGAAAAAGCATGATGAAGGTCGTACAGGGCACCTTCCGGCAGATTCCGTACTGGAAGCTGCGGGGGCGGTTCCACAGCTGCGGCTACCGCGATCAGGAAGTCGCTGAACATAGCGGCATTGGCCGGTACACTATGAGCGCCCGGATGAACGGGCACCAGCCGTGGACAAGTAAAGAGATCGTAGCAATTTGTGAACTGTTGGACATCCGGCAGGACGAAATCGGGGAGCTGTTCTTCCCTACTGTTGAGAAAGGAGAATCCGCATGAGCAAACCTTACACCCCTGCATCCAAGCGGGCCGACGCACCCACCGGATGCGCATACGTGGCACCGACGTTCTGGAACAAGTGGTTCCGCTGGGATGGAAGCCGGGCATCCGGCTGCTACCAGCTGGGCGGGCAAGTCAAGGACGAAAACCACACCGGCATGCAGGTTTTTGCAGATGGCGAATGGCACCCGGTCATTGGATGGACATTGGACAGCTGCGGCCCCGCAACTGACTATCAGGAGGTAGGAGCATGAAAATCAACCCGAACGCTCAGTTGAAAATCCAGCTGGGATCGGATGGCAACCCCAAAATTTACGCCTGCGGCACACAGATGGAACAAGCGGCTCTTTGCACCGCATTGGTCGCGGGAATCTGTATGGACAGCAAAGACCCAGCAGAGACAATCATCAACATCATGACAGCTGCCGCCGATCTTATGGACAGAATGGAGGAAACCCACCAATGAAGATTAAATCCTTTGTCTGGTACTGGCTGGCAATGGCCTGCTTCGTGGTGGGCCTGCTGTACGGCATGGGGCTGGAGGGCAGCTTCCAGACCGGCGGCACCGTCTCGGACGGCGCGTTCATCACGGCCATGGTGCTGATCCTGCTGGCGATCTTCTTTATGCGGCTGGGCTTCTACGCCGCCGATCAGGAGAAAAAGCGGAGCAAGAAGGTGCACCAGCAGCCACGCAACACCGTGAAGAGCGGAAGGAAGGCGGGCTGACACCACCCATGAATAAAGGAAAGCACTTTACCCGCGTTTGTTTGGACTGCGGCAAGGTGATGGAAAATGTTGCTGGCAACCTGCGTTTTTGCGCTTCCTGCCGAAGAGAGCGCCACAACCAATATTGCAGGGATTACAGGGCGCATAATGAAAAACCTGCCCGCGTCATGTGGTACACCGTCTGGGACGCAAAGACCGGCGATCTACTGGCATCCGGCACGTCTGAGATGTGTGCCCGGCGGCTGGGCTACAAGAGCGCGAACAGCTTTGCGTCTGCCGTCAGCCATGGGCTCAGCGGCAGCCATCGAACTTACAAGTACACATTTGCGCGGGAACGTATCGACCGCAGCGAGGTGGACAGTCTGCCGCCGGTACGCACTATACGAAAAAAGCCCGCCGGTGCGCCAACACCGACGAGCTGCAAGGGTTGATGGATTTTACAGGTCACATCAACCCGAAGATAACACATTTTCGGAGGTTTTACAAGATGGAAAAAAATTATGTTGAGATTCAGGGCCGCTTTTCCAGTGACGGCATGTTTGTGGGCGGGAACTATGTCCCGGAAGTCATCGACAAGCTGATGAACGATGTCTATTCTACCCTCGGTCAAGCAGGAAGCCTGTACCGCCTGCGCGTCACGGTCGAGGTCGAAGATCTGGGTGCCGAGGTCAAGTTCGGGAAGCCTGCAAGCGAAACGCAGCACTCCCCTGCTCTGCAGAGTTTGACCGCTGGAAAGCTGATTCCTGCACCGGATGTCCCCCCTGCCGCCATTGACCCGGCACCTGAGGTGGCAGTATGAACCCGATGTATGATCTCGCCCTTGACGGCTACGGCCCGGCGCTTGAGCCGCCGGACGACTACTATTTCCTGCCGCGAGGGACAGAACAGACCGAAGATCAGGAGGATGAAGAGTAATGGAAAGCACAAGCATTTACGCCGCTCTGGCCGCTGTGCAGAGCGAACTCAAGGCCCCTAAAGGGCAGATGAACACCTTCGGCGGGTACAGATATCGTTCCTGTGAGGACATTTTGGAAGCAGTGAAGCCTATTCTCAAGGCTCATGACCTGCTGCTTACGCTCTCCGATGAACCGAAGGTTCTTGAGGGGTGGCACTACATCGAAGCCACTGCAAAATTGGAATCTCTGGATGGTGGCTGCATTTCCGTGAAGGCATACGCAAGAGAGCCGGAGCAAAAAACCAAGATGGACGCTGCACAGGTGACGGGAACATCCAGCAGTTACGCCCGCAAGTATGCCCTGAACGGCCTGTTCTGCATCGACGATACCAAGGATGCCGACACGGACGAGTATCATGCGGCAGAAGGTCGAAACCCCGCAGGTGTGAACAAGCCGCAGAAGCAGCCTGCTCCGAAGCGTGAAGCTCCTGCTCCGAAGCGTAATGCTCCTGCCCCGAAATCGCAGCCTGTACAGGAACAGCCCTTTATCTGCGCCTGCTGCGGCAAACCACTTCAGCCGGTGACCTATAAGGGCCGCACCGTGGAACCGGCAGAGACCGCCGCCAGCACCAAGAAGAAGTTTGGGCGCATCCTGTGCTGGACGTGTGCCCAGAAGCAGCCGAAGGAGGGCTGATCTATGCTGAACACGATTGCAATTATGGGCCGCCTGACCCACACCCCAGAACTCCGCATCACCACAAGCGGCAAGGAGGTCTGCTCCTTTGACATCGCTTGCGAACGCAGCTACTCTGCAAACGGGCAGCGTGAGACGGATTTTATCCCCTGTGTGGCGTGGGGCAAGACGGCGCAGTTCATCTCCCAGTATTTCGACAAGGGCAGCATGATCGCCGTCAATGGCAGCTTGCAGACCCGGAAATATCAGGACAAGCAGGGCAACAACCGCACTGCCTATGAGATTCAGGTGCGTGAGGTCAGCTTTTGCGGCTCGAAAGCCCCTGACAGCACGTCTACGCGGGGTTTTGATGAACAGACGGAAAGTTATGTCAGCGAAGCTATAAACGCTCAGAGCGCCCAGCAGGCGGCTGAGACCGGCACGGACGATTTTGCCGTTATCAACGACGATGAAGATTTGCCGTTCTGAGCGGCAGAAATGAGGGAGAGAAAAATGCGAGCAAAAAGAAATATTACGCCGGAAGAGGTGCGCAATGCAAAGCTTCTTCTTAGTAAGGGCCTGTCAGATGCAGAGGTCGCAGCCATTATCGGTCGTTCCGTGTCGGCAGTTGTCAATATGCGATCTATTACCACTACGACATGGAGCCGCCCCCTTTTGAAGAGAGCGTCGCCCTGAACAACCTGCTGGATGCCGGGGCACGCCAGACCTGCGGCACATGGCAGAATCTGACCGCCACCACGGCAAACACCGTCACAGGGGCCTTTGAACGCACACTGGACGCTGCATGGCTCAAAGTGAGCACCGGTGCCTTCGACTACAAAACCGCCGTCAAACAGGCTGTGGACAGCCTTGCAGACGACATGCCCATGGTCACCTATCCCAGCGGCCACAAGGACAGCATCGAGGTGGCCGCCCGCCGTGCCGTGCTCACCGGTGTAAACCAGACGACTGGCAAGCTGCAGGTGGCCCGCATGGACGAAATGGGCTGCGAATTTGTGGAGACGACCGCCCACGGCGGTGCCCGTCCTTCTCATGCAGAGTGGCAGGGCAGGCGCTTTCACCGGGGCGGCGCGGTGGACTACAAGGGCAGGCACTACCAGGATTTTGAAGCTGCCACCGGCTATGGTACCGGCGCAGGCCTTTGCGGCTGGAACTGCCGCCACACCTTTTTCGCGGTGTTCCCTGAGCTGGGCGACCCGCCCCAATGGACACAGGAGCAGCTGCGGGAGCTGAACGCCCGGAACATCGAGTGGAACGGCAAAAAGTACACCGCCTACGAGATATCCCAGATGCAGCGTGCCCGAGAGCGGAACGTCCGCCGCTGGAAAAAGCGGTATCTGGCCGAGGACGCCGCCGGGTTGGACCCCACCGACGCCGCTGTGCGCCTGAGAGCGGCCCGCCAGAGCCTTGCAGAGTTTGCACAGGCCACGGGTGGCCGTGTGGACAGCGCCCGTGTCAGCGTGCCGAAGTTCGGCAGGAGCGAAGCCGGCAGGGCAAGCGCACAGGCGCGAAAGGCAGAGCTTCCTGAGGCTAAAAGTACACGAGGAAGCGGCGGCGCATCTGGACAGAATGGAAAAACCGTGCGTAAAGTTTTGGGAAAGGTCGATACGACCAACACGAAACAGGTTGACGCGCTTAAAAATTCGTTCTGTTCTGGCTATGCAAAATCTGACGTTGAGCATATGATGGTCATTACAAAAGATGGCGAAGTCCATTATATGACCGACAACAATCCCAGAGGGGTTGACTGTTCGTATCTGGGTGGTAAACTGGAAGGTAGTTACAACATTCACACCCATCCACCGAAAACCACGCAATATTCTTTTAGCACAGACGCAGATATCCCCGGCGCATTCGCTGACGGTACTGCTGTCATGGAAGCGGTTGACTACAAATACCGCTATCGTTTTGTTGTACCTGAAAATATCACGTTTGAGCAGTGGGAAGCCGTGTGTGAGGAAGTTCGCGAGGAGCGAAATGCCGTAATGGAAAGCAGAGGGTATGGCTTCGATGATTATGAAGAAAATATCCAGCATGTCATTATTGACGAAACATGCCGCAGACTTGGCTTGAAGTGTTATCACAGGGAGAAGCGAACATGATTTATACTCTGGAACAGATTGACCAGCTCACAAAGGAAAGCGTCCGGCGTGAAAATGCGCTAATAGCTGAATATCGGCGCACACATACAGTCCCCGGCAGAGGGGTTATTTCTACTCCCGAAATTGATGCCGAGCGTGCAGAGCAAAAGCGTCTGTATGGGGAATACCTCAAAGCTCTTGCCAATAAGGATTAACCACCATCCACCCGGACGGTGGTTTTCTTTTGCCCATTTTTTAGGAGAAGTATATGCTTGAAACTTATCTGACCGTAAAAACAGTCTTTCTTCTGCTCAATTTGGCTCTTCTGTTGCTGTACCTCATTCTCTGCGGAATTGCCCTCATTCAAGCCGTTGTTGAACGCCGCGAGTTCCAAAAGACGATAAAACAGCTCGTAGATGACGAGAAAAAACGGCACACTGACTAAAGCGCCTGATTTTAGTTACTATCAAGCACGATGCAGTTTTGCACCGTGCTTTTTTCATGCCGTTTTAGCTCATGTTGGCAGAGCACCGGACTTTTAATCCGGGGGTGGCGGGTTCAACTCCCGCAAGCGGCACCACAGCGGAAGGCGGCGCGTACCCCGTCTTGTCCCGTGCGGAATGAGAACCGCGATACAAAACAGCAGGGACTTATCCACCCAACAGACAAAAGAAAGGAGCACATCGCAAGTGAAACGCGAAGATGTGAGCAAGATCATTCCGGGTATCACCTCGGACCAGCTGGACAGCATCATGAACCTGCACGGCGCGGATATCACGGCCAAGGTGAACGAGATCACCACCCTCAAGGCCGAGAAAACCACCCTGACCGAACAGCTGTCCACTGCAAACAGCAAACTCGAGGGCTACGACCCGGAGTGGAAGGCCAAGGCCGAGCAGGCTAAGACCGATGCTGCGACTCAGGTCGCTGCCCTCGAAAAGGGCTATGCGCTGGAACGCAAGGCTTCCGGCCTGAAGTTTTCCAGCGAGAGCGCCCGCAAGGCGTTCCTTGCCGAGGCAAAGGCCCAGAATTTTGCCATGAAGGACGGCGAGATCATGGGCTTTGATGATTATGTCAAGGCTTTCAAAGAGAGTGATCCCAGTGCTATCCTGCCGGACGGCGGCATGGCACGTTTTTCCGCATCGGCGACCGGCGCACCCGGCCAGCCTGCAAACTCACATGAGGCCGCAAACGCTGCATTCCGCGCAGCGTTCGGCCAGAAAGGTTGATTATTATGGCTATTGATGCAATCGCTCGCAATAAGGCTGAGGCCCTGATCCGGGAGCAGCTGGTGAACACCATCCAGCAGGACGTGCCCAAAAGCTCCACCGTCATGCAGCTGGGCACCCGCCTTGCCAATATGACCTCTAACCAGACCAAGATCCCCGTGCTGTCCATGCTGCCGCTGGCTTACTGGGTCAACGGTGATACCGGCATGAAAAAGACCAGCAAGCAGGAATGGGACAATGTGTATATGACCGCTGCAGAGCTGGCTGTCATCGTGCCCGTGCCCGAAGCTGTGCTGGCAGATTCCAGCTTTGACATCATGGGCGAGGTACAGCCCCGCGTCCGGGAAGCCATGGGCGCAAAGATCGACAACGCCATCCTGTTCGGCGGCGAGCGCCCCACCGAGTGGACGACCGATGTTCTGACCCTTGCGGCCAAGAACAAAGTCACCGGCCCCATCGACTACGCAAAGCTTCTGGGCAAGGACGGTCTGTTCTCCAAGGTGGAGGCTGGCGGCTTCGGCGTGGATGCCGTGGTGGGCGACCTGACCGCCAAGGCAGAGCTGCGCGGCCTTGTGGATACCACGGGCCGTCCCCTGTTCCGTTCCGATATGCAGGGTGCCACCACCTACGCGCTGGACGGCGCACCGATGTACTTCCCGGATAACGGCGGCTTTGATGCTTCCAAGGCACAGCTGATCGCAGGCAACTTCAAGAAGCTGGTGTACTCCATCCGTCAGGACGTCACCGTGAAGCTGCTGGATCAGGGCGTTATTCAGGATCCTTCCACCAAGGAGATCGTTTACAACCTCGCCCAGCAGGATATGGTGGCCCTGCGTGTGGTCATGCGCATGGGCTGGGCACTGCCGAACCCTGCCACCCGCCTGAACGCCGACCGCTCCAAAGTCCCGTTCGCATTCCTGACCGCCGCTGCCGTCGCAGCATAAGGAGGCCCCATGCTCTACTGCACCTATGACCAGTATGCGGCGGCGGGCGGCACGGTGCCGGAAGCTGCTTTCGGTGTGCTGTGCAGCCGGGCTTCCCGCATGATCGATGCCGCCACCTTTGGCCGGGCGGAGAGCCACGCTGCCGGGTGCGAGGCCTGCCGGGCAGCACTGGCAGATGCCTGCACGCAGATCATCGGACTGTTGGCCGCTGCGTCTGCGGCGGGCGCTGTGCCGGGTGCTGCCAGCGTCTCCAACGACGGCTACAGCGTCGCCTTTGGCAGCAATGCCAGTGTGACCGCAGCTACCCGGCAGGAAGCCTATGAGATCATCCGTACCGCGCTGGGCAGTGACCCGCACGGCCTGCTGTACAGGGGGATTTTGTGATGCAGACAGCCGTTACTGTGGTGAACCTCATCCACGACACCGCCACCGAGACGGACAGGCCGGTGTGCTGGGTGTTCCCGGGGTGCAGCTGGCGGGAATGCCGCTCCACCTCCGGCTCCGGTACTGCCAAGGACCCGGAGCGCACTACGCACATCCGCATCCCGGCCAGCGTGTGCACCATGGGCTATCTGCCCTACGCTCAGTGGGCGGCTCTGCCTGCTGCCGAGAAGGCCAAGCACTGGACCCTGAAACGCGGCTGGAAGCTGGTGCAGGGCACGGTGTCTGCCTTGACCGCAGAAGAGTATGCCAAACTCGAAAAAACGCACCTGTGCTGTACGGCGGCGGCTGTCTCGGACGACCGGGAACCGCTGCTGCCCCACTGGCACGTGGAAGGGAGCTGAGACTGTGAGCAAGCCCATTTTTGAACAGCCTGCCGGATATCGCTTCCGGGCAGACGGTGTGCAGATGTCTCTGGACTGGCGGACAAATTTCGGCGCAGAGAAAACCGCTGCTTTGCAGAAAGCACAGTTCGCCACCGCGCAGAAAGCCGCCGCTCTCATCGACCAGTACGTGCCCTTCGATACCGGCATATTGAAAAACAGCGTGAATCAAGCCAGCAAGTTTGACGAAGGCTTGCTGGTCTATAACACACCTTATGCACGCAGGCAGTTCTATCTTCACCCTGAAGGCGAATGTCTGCACGGCGAAAATGGGCTGCGCGGCTCTTACTGGGGACAGCGTGCTCTGGCCGATTACGGTGAAGCCATTGCCTACATTGCCACACAGGCCGTCACCACATTCTGGGGAGGTTGACCATGTCCGAAGTAAAGCCCACCATTGCCGCCCTACGGGCATGGCTCAAGACCTGCCCGCTGATTGCCGACGAGCAGGAAGCCACCGGTGCGGCCTTCCGCATTGCCGGACTGGAAGAAGAATCCACCGCCTTTTCCATCGAGGACAGCCCCGGTGATCCCATCATCACCGAGTATTTCTCCGGCTGGGACATGGCGAAGAATTACCTCTTCCTCAGCCGCCGGGAGTACAGCGAGGTGGATGCCGTTAACATCCAGAACAGCGGCTTTTTCGAGCAGCTCACCGAGTGGGTCATGCAGCAGGATGCCCGCCATAACCTGCCCGACCTCTCGGCCTGCGGCGGGAATAAAACCCCCACCGGCATTGCCGTGACGAACAGCGGCTACATCGTCACAAACAGCGCGGGCAGCTGTAAGATGCAGCTGCAAATGCGCCTGACCTACTACATGCCCAAATGAAAGGAGTTTTGATATGACTGTATCCGAAGCCATTACCAAGTCCGGCATCACGCCCAGCGCGTCGTATACCGGCATTGAGACGGCGAACGATTTTGTGCTGGCGTTCCAGATCGAGAGCACCCAGACCAAGGAAAGCCAGTGGATCGTCTGCGCCGACCATGTGAAGGAGCATTCCGGCTCTCTGAACGCCACCACCGAGGATGCCCAGTACATCCGCACCGGCAACGTCACCGAAAAGACCGGCACCCAGCGCACCCTTGCTGTCAACGGCAACCGCTGCGTGGGTGACGCGTTTCAGGATTTTGTGCTGAGCCACAAAATCAAGTACGGCACCGGTAAGGACGTGATCGTGCCCTACGTCTACTTCAGCGTCCGCACCGGTAAGGGCGAGACGGGCAGTGCTTCTCTGGTCGTCACCGGCGACGTGGGCGGCACAGCAAATGCTCCCGCCACCTTTGCGGTGGATGTTAAGGCCGTCGGCACGCCCAAGGACTTTAACTATCTGACCGACGTCACCGCGTAACATAAAACCAATATCGCCCCTGTCACCTCTGGCAGGGGCGCATTTTATAGGAGGTACAAACACATGATCATCTGTGGACAGGAATTTGAATTTTCGGCGCTGAACGCTAACGACCTCGACCGTATGGACGCGGCACAGCAGCACATGCAGGCGGCTTCTGACCGCGAGAGCAAGCGCGCGCATACGGGCACCGCCGACATCCTGCGCGGCCAGTGCCGCCTTATGATGGGCTACTTCGACGAGTTGCTGGGCGAGGGCGCATCAGAACGTCTGGGCCTGGACGGAAACAACTTCGGCGCATGTGTCCGTGTGACGAACGCCATCAAGGAAGCCATCGCCGCAGAACAGGCCATCGTAAAGCAGGCGGCTGCAATGCCCATGAACCGCGAGCAGCGCCGTGCCGTTGCCAAACAGAAAAAGACCGTCCCTTACAAGGTCATTTCTACGCCCAAGACTACAACCGAGGACACCTTCATCCGTGGTCAGACTGAGGTCTCTTACGGCGGCGAGCCCGACGTGGTGGTTCCCGCTCTGACCGACGAGCAGAAAACCGAGCAGCTGATCGATGCCCGGCAGGCCGTAGACGCTCTGCGGGACGATCCTGATGCCATGCAGCAGCTGGCGGCATACGCACTGCAGATCGCCGCAGAGCGCCATGTCTGATCTGCTGCTGGACGAGTTGCCCACCCGGTGGCACGGACACGAGATCGTCCCGGATTTCCGGCCCATGGTCTGGCTGGTCAACTCCTATGTCCGGGGCAGTGTTAACACCGACCCGGTGGGCTTTGCCCAGAGCGCAATCTGGCGCTTCTACAAAGACCCGCACTGCTTTCTGACGGACGACCAGATGCTCTTTGACGGGTACCGGCACCTGCTGGAATTTTATCAGGCAGGTGAAAAGGCGGCATCCGGCGGTGACACTTCCGGTGAATCGGAAGCACCAGCTACACTGCCCTTTGATTACCAGTGCGACGCGCCGTACATTGTGGCCGCGTTCCAGCGGCTGTACGGCATCGACCTGACGACCGAGCACGTCCACTGGTTCCGCTTCCGGGCACTGCTGCGGGGCGTGATCGGCGAGGACTGCATGTTCAGCCGCATCATCGACTGGCGCACCGCAGACCTTTCTGACATGAACCCGGAGAAGCGCCGCATCTACGAAGAGCAGCGGGAGCGCTTTGCCCTGCCCGCTGAGCTGAGAGGGGGTGCAGCACGTGCGCAGACCGTCGAAGAGCACAATGCAAGCTTCATTGCCCGTTTCCGTGGCCGCTGAACGCGCTCCCATCCCCTGCCCGCACTGCGGCAGACCGCTGCCGGTATGGGCAGAGCCGCACGCCACAGCTACGGGCGTGTGGGTAAAATGCAAAAATCCCGCCTGTAAGCGGGAAATCGAGATAAAACTTTAAGCCTGTGCCCTTGTGCCCGCGCTCACGACTGAGAGGTGGACACACGTGGCAGATTACAGCATTACCGGCGATACCAAGCTGGACACCAGCGGCTTTACCAAAGGCGTATCCAGCATGACGGTTGCCGCCGGTAATCTGATTTCCGACCTGACCAAGACCGCCGCCACTAAGCTGGCGGGTCTAGCAAAATCCTCGGTCAGCGTCGGCATGAATTTTGATGCGTCCATGTCCCAGGTAGCCGCCACCATGGGCACCACGGTGGATCAGATCGACAATCTGACCAAGGTCGCCAAAGAGATGGGCAGCACCACCAAATTCACCGCTACACAGGCAGCGGACGCGCTGAACTATCTGGCGCTGGCAGGTTACGACGCAGACAAAGCAGCAGAGGTGCTTCCCAGCGTACTGAATCTGGCTGCGGCAGGCGGCATGGATCTGGCCTATGCGTCCGATCTCGTCACCGATGCTATGGCCTCGCTGAACATCGAGGCCAACAAACAGAACGTGGACGACTTCGGCAACAAGCTGGCCATGGCGGCCAGCAAGGCCAATGCCAACGTTTCACAGCTGGGTGAAGCCATCCTGACCGTGGGCGGCACCGCAGCCAATCTGAAGGGCGGCACAACCGAGCTGACCACCGCTCTGGGTCTGCTGGCAAACGTGGGCATCAAGGGCGCGGAGGGCGGTACCCATCTGCGCAACATCATCCTGTCGCTGCAGTCCCCCACCGACGAAGCAGCCAAAAAGATGCAGAAGCTGGGCCTGCAAGTCTACGATTCGCAGGGCAAAATGCGCGGGCTGAACGACATTCTGAGCGACCTGAACAGCGCCATGAATGGCATGACGCAGGGCCAGAAGGATAGCATCATCAACCAGCTGTTCAACAAGACCGACCTCGCCGCCGTCAACGGCCTGCTGGCGGCGCAGGGCGAACAGTGGGACACCTTGGCCGCCCAGATTGATAACGCCGACGGTGCCATGGGGCAGATGGCTGAAACTCAGATCGACAATCTGCAGGGCGCTATGACCATCATGTCCTCGGCGTTCGAGGGGATGCAGCTGGCCGTCTATGATGAGCTGGAACCCACCCTGACTGAAGCGGTCAAGTGGGGCACAGACTGTCTCACCCAGCTGACCACCGCCCTGTCTGAGGGTGGCCCCGAAGCTATGCTGGCCGCTGCCGGTGAGATCATCTCCGATCTAGCGGCAGGCATTGCCGAGCAGCTGCCCGGGCTGATGACCACCGGCGTGGAGATCATCACCCAGCTGGCCCAGAACCTGACCGACACGATGCCTGCCATGCTGGACACCGGTGCTGAGGTTCTGGCAGCCCTCGCGCAAGGCATCATCAATGCCACTCCCGCCCTGCTCACCAGCGCCACCGAGATCATTGCAGAGTTTATGCTCTACCTCGGCGACCACGCAGACGAGATCATGGACACCGGTATGCAGCTGCTGGAGAGCCTCGTCATCGGCATCACCGATAACCTGCCCCAGCTCATCACGGCGGCAGCTGCCCTGATCGCCAAATGGGCAGCTGCCCTGATCGCCCATCTGCCGGACATCCTCAAGTGCGGTGCAGCCATGCTGACCACTCTGGTGGACGGTATTGTCTGCAGTCTTGAGAATCTGGCGGAGGCCGCCCTCGCCTGCGTGGCAAAGCTGGTGGGCGTGTGGGACGGCAGCATGGACGAGTGGGGCCATATCGGCGAGAACATCGTCAGCGGCCTGCTGAACGGTATCAAGGGCGCATGGAACAGCCTGACCAAGTGGGTCAGCGACGGCATTAACGGCCTTGTCTCCGGGGTCAAGGGGCGGCTGGGCATCCACTCCCCGTCCAAAGTCTTTGACGAGATCGGCGTGCAGGTTTGCAACGGTCTGGCGCAGGGTCTCGACCGCGGAAATAAGAAGGTCAAGGACGCAGCCAAGACCGTGGTCGCGTCCGTAACCGACAGCGCCACCACCCTCACCAATGGCGTGGCCAAGACCGTGGAGACCGTCACGGAACGGATGGCGAACGGTGCTACACAGCAGAAACAGACCATCACCGAGACTTCCCGGCAGATGGTGGGCGGTGTGCTGAAGGACATCAAGACCGTCACCAGCATTGCTGCGGACGGCACCAAGACCGTCAAGCAGACCATGGAGACGGTGCGCGAGACCGCCAAGACGGTCACTTCCACCTTTGAGACGCTGGCAGACGGGGTCAAGACCACCACCCAGACCGTCACCGAGACCCTGACCGACGGCACCGAGACCCAGAAGCAGGTCATCACCGAGGTCTACGACGACGTGGTGGACGGTGCCCTTGTGACGGTGGAGAAGATCAAGACCGTCGCGGCCGACGGCACCGTGCAGGTGGCCGAGCAGATCAAAAAGTCCAGCGCGGACAACTTTGACGGCCTGTGGAAGGAGCTGCAGACCGAAGCAGATACCGGCATTCTGGGCACCTTCGATGATCTGTACACCGCCGTCAAGAATCAGGACTGGCTGGGCATCGGCAAGTGGGTGGCGAGCACCATCTACGGCGGTCTGACTGCCGACCAGAAGAAGCAGGTCAATGATTTTGCCCTTGGCATCGTGACTAAGCTCAACAAAGCGCTGGGCGGTGCCCGCGATCAGCTGGTGCAGGGAGCTATCGACCTTGGCGGGCAGATCGTGAACGGCCTGACCGGCGGCTTCTCTGAGGTCTGGCAGCAGGCACAGGGCCTTGGTTCCACCCTCGTGTCGGTCTTTCAGGGCCTGCAGGGGCCGCTGAGCACGGCGGCTCTCGCCATCAGTCAGGGCCTGAGCGGCGGTCTGCTGTCCAGCTTCCCCACCATTTTTGCGGGCGTCGCTTCCCTGATCGGCGCGGTCGGTGCAGCCTTTGAAGGCCTGCTGGCCGCGATCTCCGCCGCCCTGAGCGCTACCTTTTTTGGCATCCCGATGGGCCTGATCGTGGCAGCGGCAGCGGTCGCGCTGGGCGTTGCCATTGCGGCCATCGTTGCATCGCTCGGCGGCTCCAAAAAGAACGTAAGCCACGGCGGCGGTTCCTCTGGCGGCGGTTCGTCTGGCTCTGGCAGCATGGGCAGCGTGGATATCACCACCGGCACCGGCAGTCTGGAAGATGCCATCAACGCCAACACCAAGGCGCTAGAAAAGACCAACTCTGCCCTTGCCGACATGATCCGGCAGGCGGGGGCGCTGGTGCTTTCCGACAACATGCGCCTCGGCTCCACCGTGGCCGCTTCCGGCACTGCACAGGTGGTGTCTGCTGCCAACAGCTACCACCGCGAGGGTGATACCAACATCACCCAGAACTTTTACAACGGCCACGACACCGCCGCCGCACAGCAGCGGGAAGCCCGCTGGGAAGCCGACAAGGCCAAGGCCCGCAAACGATGAAAGGAGGACACTGTGCTTTTTAAAGACCATCTCAAGGTCGTGACAGATGCCGGTGCCGTCCTGCATCTGGGCTGGGACTACGATGCCCCCTACTTTCTCGACCCGCTGAACGGCATCGACGTGGACTTGAAAACCGCGCAGGGTGTCAATCAGGTGGGCGACACCGTGGAGGGGCAGAGCGTCTCCGGCGTGTCCCGCACCCTCGATGTGGTGTTCTGGGGCGCGTATGCGCTGGACAATGCCCGGGATTTCAGCAAAAAGCTGCCCTACTTCACCAAGGGCACCCTGTACTTTAGCGACCACTATTTCACCCGCTTTGTGCTGCAGAAAACGCCCTACTTTTCCAGCTACACGCCGCAGCCACGCTGTTCGCTCATGCTCTACAGCGAAAAGCCCTTCTGGTACGACCTCAACGCCGTCAGCAGCGTGCTGGGCGGGTACGAAAAGGCGTTCCGCTTTCCTGTCTGCTACGACAGCCACATCTACGGCATCAAACGGGACGGCACGGCGGCAGTGCTGCGCAACGAGGGCAGCCTGCCGGTGCCCTTCACGGCCACCCTGCGGTGCGACATGCCGGTGACGCATCCCAAGGTGGTGGACCTGCAGACCGGGGCCTTCATCGGCTTTGACCTGACCCTGCAGCCGGACGAGACGCTGGAAATCTACCGCAGCACCTCTGACCGGCTGGCCTGCACCCTGACCCGGGCAGGCGTGACCGAGAACATCTTCTCCAAGCTGGACGAGGACAGCACCCTCACCGAGCTGCAGCCCGGCGATAACATGCTCTCCATGCAGGCCGAGAACGGCTCCGGCTACCTGCAGGCATCCGTCAGCTTTTACCCGATGGAGGCGGGCATCCTGCCCGAACCGTTATGAGACTGGACGTTTTGGACGCAGACACCCTTGCCCGCGTGGGCTGGGTGGACGTGTGGGTGTCCCTCTATTGGGACAGTCCCTATTACTCCGAGGGCAGCTTTACCCTTGAGGTGCGCCCCACCACCGAGAACCTGCAGCTTTTGCAGGAGGGCCGCTGGCTGGTGCGCAGCGACGAGAACCCCCGCATCCCCATGCGCATCTGCGCCCGCGCCAACCAGAACGAGGACGCGAACCTTGTGGTGTCCGGCTACCCGGCAACATGGCTGCTGACAAAGCGCGTCTCTGCTGTGACGGTGAAGAACCAGAACGCGGAATCCGCCATGCGCAGCCTTGTGAGCGCCGCAAAGCCATGGCCCCGCCTTGCGCTGGGCACCGAGTACGGCTTTGACACCACCTTTGAAAAGCAGACCTCCGGCGGTACGGTGTTCGACTACTGCAAGACCATCGGGCAGGCCTGTGATCTGGGGTTCCGCATCGTGCTGGACGGCAAGGGCAGCAAGAAAAAGCTGCTCTTCGAGTGCTTCCGGCCCACCTTCGACCCAAACCGCAGATACAGCCCCCGGTGGGGCAACCTGCTGAATGCCGGGTGGAGCTTTGCCGACACCGACTACGCCAACATCGCCCTTGTGCAGGGCGCTGGCGAAGGTGACGAGCGCGCCACCGTCTGGGTGGGCGATGTGAACGCTACCGGCTCCGACCGGCGGGAAATGTACGTCGATGCCCGGGACGTGCAGCCGGAGGACGGCGAGACCAGCACCAGCCAGAGCTATCTGGAAAAGCTGGCTGACCGGGGCGGCGAAAAGCTGCTGGCCCAGCTGCGCACCGGGTCCATCGAGTTTGACGTGGACGATGATACCCTGCAGGTGGGCGACGTGTTGAGCGCCAGCCTGCCCCAGCTGGGCTACACTGCCATGGTGCGCGTGGCCGACATCATCACCCAGAGCGAGGACAGCGGCACCACCCGCACAATCCGGCTGGGCACGCCCACATGGCACAAGACCTGAAAGGAGGACTTTATGGCTGATATCATTACTTACCCCGAAAACGGCATTACCTACGATGCCGACGACGCTTCGGGTTACCTCGCCACCCGCCTGAGCGGCGTGTACAGCGCCGAGGAGGACTTTGCGGTCACGCCCGCAGGCGGCGTCAAAGTGACCGTGAGCGCGGGGCAGGGCTGGGTCCGGCCCGCGCGGTTCAAGGGCCGCAGCATCATCATGGAGCAGCCCGCCACACTGCCCCTGACCGCCGCCGATGCCGTGCGCAGCCGCATCGACCGCGTGGTGCTGCGCTACGACGCCGCCGCCAAAAAGACCAGCCTGCTGGTGCTGGACGGCACGCCGGATTCCGCTGCCCCTGCGGCCCCGGCCATCACCCGCACCGAGCTGATCTACGACCTCTGCCTTGCCGAGATCAAGCGCCCCGCAGGCTCCACCGCCGTCACCGTCGCCGACATCTACGACACGCGCGCAGATGAGACCGTCTGCGGCGTGATGCGGGATGGCGTGACCGGCATCCCCACCGGCACGCTGGTGCAGCAGTGGAAGGCCGTGATCGAATCCATGAGGGGTGGCAGCTTTTATACCCGTGCCGAGGTGGATGCGCTGTTGAAAAGCTTGAAAAGCGTGGATCCTTTTCCCGTGGGCAGCATCTACCAGAGCACCGCACGTACAAGCCCTGCCGCACTGTTCGGCGGTACATGGCAGGAGATTGCGCAGAACCGGGTACTGATGGGTGCTGGCAGCGGCCACGCAGCGGGCACCACCGTGGAGGCCGGACTGCCGAACATCACAGGCTCTTTTGTCGCGGATGTAAAAAAGGGTGA